GTCTACTGTTACTGCGCTAGAACTAACTTCCACAGAAGGAGATATTAATTCACTAAAACTGGTATTAATAGCTTTTGTATATGTATTAAGACCATAAGTTTCTTTTATTAAATCTACATTTGCCATTATCTAACTACTTTAAAAATTAAATTATTATCAATATCATAAGATTCGCCATCGGGTAGTACTGTTCTTATAAGTACTTTATAATATCTTTCTGGTTCAAGTCCTGACATATATAAATAAAAATAACTATTAGTTCCATCACAACTTATTTTGGTAAATGATGTATCAAAATCTATTACAATATCATTATTTTTTGCATCTTGAATAGCCCAATAAGATGTCTCTGGAAGTGCTTTATTTGTTGTATAAAAAGAAGATGTCGTAAATGTTCTAGGAGGATATTTGTCCCTAGCATTAATTATCATCTTATATTTTCCAGTTCCATACTTGTAGTTAGATATATTATTACCTAATGTTATTACATTATCAGAATTATCAATAACTGATAAAGTACCAGTATTATAAGAACTATCGTCCCACTTCATTTCAATAGTAGGTGGATAAATAGTATGTGTATCTACTGAAAAGAAACTTAACGCTATGTAACTATTTGGATTTTGTTCTATTGAATTTGGGTGTTTTATAATAAATCCATAATTAGGAAAATTATTAAACCAAGCATCTACTATAGGTTGAACATTTACATTTATATCTTTATTATCTTTATAACTAAAAGATTGTGTGTAAACTGTGCCTTCCCAAGAACCTCCACCAGGAGTTAAATAATAAGAACCTGAAACCCCAAAAGAGTTATATCCCCAGTTATTACTTGCAGATGTAAAAGATCCAGTACTATACCAACAACAACCATTTCTAGTTTCTGGTACATCCGCGGCTTTTCCCGTTCCCATAGTCCAAGAATCATGAACTTGGGCAATTTGTAAACTATAACTAGTATTTAAGTTTTCAGCATTTGCTAAATATAATCTTAAATTTGCTTGCCAAGAGCCAGTTCTAAATGATTTAAGTGTTTGTAAATCATTATTATCAAATAATATTAATGATCTTCTTAAGTCATCACTTAATAAAGGTTCTGTTGGAACAGATTCTACAAAATAATTTAAAGGTGTAGATGAATTTTTTACCGATACCTCAAGTATTTCATCTAATCCAGCGTTTAAAGCAGGATGACTAGAATATATAGAAGCGTCAGCTGAGGCAAATATTTTATATACGGCCATTTTTTTATTTTTATAATGTTACTACTCTACCTTGAATATCAGTATCAGGATATTTAACCTCAAATATAGAAGGATCTAATGACGGATATATTACATTATTTAAAGTACCTGCTGATATATCATAGGCATACTTAGAATATCCGCTAGCTTCTCCTGTTTTATTTATTATTTTAACATCTTTTACAGTTTGAACACCTTCTACTTGATCTAAAGTTGTATATAAGTCTCCTAATATAATAGGTTGGTTTATTTGCCAATTATCTGTGTTAAAAAAGTTTTGTACTTGAATTAAACATCTGGCTATAACATCCTGACTTGTATAGTTAGGTCTTATAATAATATCAAAATTACAACCAATGTTTATAATGTATCCAGGCTTTATATTAATTGCATCAGTCATCATTCTATATTCAAATAAATAACTTTGAATATTTTTTAAAAGAGCAGGAGATGGATCTGCTAATTGACCTGCATTATTTAATCCTAAAACATATAGACTAATTAACATCTGATCCTTTTGACTAACATCAGCATCCATGTATTTATTATATGTAGCATCATCTTTTGTCACATAAACTTTAGATACTTTGCCATATTGACCAGGCATACTAAGAGTTCTAGATAAATAGTCTTGTTGTGTAACCGCTCTTAATTGAGTAGGAAATTCATTTGCAATATTAAATCTTAATTCTTGAACAGTATCACCATCACCGCCACCTACTGCTGGGTTGGGATTATTTACGGCTATAGTATTTTGATATGAAGTATTTCCTGTTACAGAATAAGATGCTATTTGAGTTAGTTGATTAGATAATGCATTTGCACTAGCACCACCGCCTACTAAATAATTAAAAGTAATTGTTGTATTTTTAGGAGCTAATCCATAAGTTTGTGTAGTTACAAAATTTGTAGGATCAAATGAACTTGATAATTGGCTAAGCCCGCCTCCTGTTAATCCTACACTTACGCTACTAGGATTTGGAATAACTGCAGTATCTGCCACGGAGTTTATACCAGCTCCGAATTCTATCTCTAAAGATCCATCTGTTCTAAATCTAGAAACAAATCTTCTAGGGACTTGTAATTTTTGTATTATATATGGTACTTGATTTGAATATTGGTATAAACTTGGATAATTTATTGCAGTATTTTGTACGGGAGTTAGTATATAATCTTGAGCTAAATAAGGAACCTCATACCAAGTATTACCATCTGAATCTACTGCATTCAATATAGAAATAATAGATGTATCTTGAATAGTTACTGTTGTAAATCTTTGAGGAGAAGAAAATGTAAACGGATAGCTTTTAACCTGTCCTGATAAGGCTTGAACTGTTTTCTTTAATATATATGATATTGGATTATTTGAACCATCAATATCATAAACTTCTATTGTTGTAGGATCATATGAAGAAGACGTGGTAAAATCTACTTTTTGAGGAATATAAAATAAAACAGAACTATTAACATTTGATTTTATTTGCATTCCTTGATTTATAGTCATAGCATAAGAAAAATCAGGAACCTCATCTATACCAGAAGTAAGTGACGGTACTTGTTGATAAACATCAATATCTACTATAGCAGCAGAAGTTACTTTAGGTCTATATCCCATCATATATGCTAGGGAATATAAATTATTTTTTTGTTTAGCATACTGTAAAAAAGTTTCTTGGAGCTGATTATCTAAATAAAAAGATAAAACATCTCCAACATAAGAAGCCATTTCAATAAACATACTACCTGGACTAGCCTGGGTAAAATCATTATATACTGTTGGATAGTATGCTTTTGCATATTCTATCAAATCAGATTTGAATGAACTAAAATCTTTATTTAAATACTTAATATCAATTTCGTTAGCCATTTTTTACATATTTTGTATAGTCAGTATAACTGAATCATTTTCATTTGATCTTAATAATCGATAACTAAATTTTATATTTATTGAATTATAATCAGGATCTCCTATAATATCTAATTGAGTAATTTTTATTTGCGGAAAATAGTTTTCCATCTGAGTAGTTATGGACTGCTTTAGATCTTCAAATGCTTCCTGATTTATTTGCTCAAATAATCTAGATCTTAATCCAGCACCAAAAGTAGGATTAAAAGGTCTTTCTTTAGGATCTGTAAGTAGATAGTTTATTATATTATATTTTGTTTGTTCTTTTGTTGTATAAACAGAAGAAAATACTCCGTCTGTAGAAAATGGTATTTTTACACCAATTCCGGTAGATGGTTTAAGGTCTAAAGGCGATATTTTTTTTAATCCGTATGCCATTAAATTTGTCCTTGGGCTTTAAGTTTTGACATAAGTCCTGAGAAATCTGGTACTTCATTTATCTGTACTGCATCTAAATTTGAACTAGCCCTAGCTGTTCCAAGCATACCTTCTACAGATCCTACGCTAACCTCCGCTGGTTGGAATGCCATGGTTGGACTAACATGATCAGTACTAAATGACATCATATTCTCTGAAACCATACTCATAGCTGTCTCATTTAATAAACTTGCCATAGGATTATTTCCTTGAAATTTAACACCAGCAACTGGATTAGATCTATTTGTATTAAGTGTACCTGGTATTTTTGTTTTAACCTCTTCTTGTAGTGCTTTTTTCTGATCTACATAAACTGGTTGTTTGATCTCCTTTAACATTTTAGGGAGTTCTTCCTTTAGAACCGCACGGAGTTCTTCTCGGATCAATTTTCTTAATAATTCTACTTGTGCCATATCTTATAAATATTATTTTTAACCGTTTTTAAGTTTATTTATTTGGTCGTCTATTTCTTTTATTTTTTTTATTGTAACTGCTGTAATTACAGGATTTATATTAACTGCAAGGGTAAGAGCTAATTTTTTCTTTTCTGCCTCAAGTTCCTCTATTTTTAATTTGTTTGTTTCTGATTGCTTCTCTTTAATAATATTACTAGTGTATTTACCATTTGGATCTGCCTTCTTTAGATCAGTAGAAAATTGTTTATTTTGAATAATCATCATCTTTCTAATTCTTCTTTTAAGTGCTTTACCACCTGGTAGATTATTAACAAAAGCATTAAGACCAAGGCCTTGATCTGGATCTGTATTATCGGCATCATCTAATCCTGAATTAATACTACTGAGTTCTATATCATTTATATTGATATCTATGTCTCCTATATAATTTAGTGAATCATTCATTATTGCTATATCATCAAGAGACATTGTACTTAAACTTGAATTAACTAAACCTTTAGAAACTAAAAGAACTTTTACTTCGTTTATTATTATTTGATCTAATGATGCAAAAGTTGGAGTAGTTTGGACTGATAAAACACCATTTAAATCTAAAGCCACTCCGTATCTTCTTTTTAATCCGACACCCTGATCAGTTATTTCTTCATCAACTATTTTTATTTGATATTGTCCAAAAGTATTATTTAATTTATTTTTATTTGTTTCATATTCATTAACAAATTTTTGTAAAGAATTTGCTGTATCTACTAAATTATTTATAGTGTCTTTAACTTCTTCTGCTAAACTAGGATCTACATTATCACAATTTTCTATATTAAGTAAAATTAATTCTAGTTTACCAATAATATTAGCCATTCCCGCTACTAAACTTACAGCAAATAAAGAAAGATAGCTTAATACTGAGTTAAGTTGTCCTAATCTTCTTATTAATCTTTTTTGACCTTGCTCACGTAGTGTCTCATTAAATTTATCAGAAAAACCTGTAGTAACTCCAACACTAGTTCCAATATTTGGTATTGGAAGAGCTAAAAAGAATGCTTTAATTATATTAAATACCCAAACTAATCCTATCATTAACTTAATAAGAAATTGTGCTGAATTTATATACCCTACAATTTTTCTACCTATAGAATTAATATTATTAGCTGTTTTTAATATAGATTTTAATGTAGGTATAAGTTTATTTATAGGTATTAATTGACTTAGTCTAGATATCTCATTAGAAACTGCACCATTTGTAAAAGTATCTGCTAAACTAACTACTGAAGATACTGAATTTAATCCTTGAATAGCAATAGAAATACCTCTTATTTTATCTACATAACTTATAATTTTTTGTAATTCTGAATTAGGAACTTGTCTAATATCTGTGTATTTATTAAATACTCCTAAAGAATTTTGTAAAAAATTATTAAATATAGATAGTTGAGGAAAAGCATTAGTTAAATCTGGATCATTTAAACCTGTTGACGGACTTAATAAAGAATCAAATATATTAGATATTTCTTTTGTTAAAGTATAAAGACCTAATTTACTTTCAGGATTTTGTGCGTCTCCATATTTTTTATAATAATCGTCTATATAAGTTTGTATATCAAATGCCTTTTTTTGTATTTGCCATTTTTTTTTACCTAGTGAATCTGTTGGTGGATTACTTTTAGGATCAAATTTTTTCCCTCCAGGTACTTGATTTATAGCGTAGTTTACAAGATTACAAAAGTCAACACTGGCAACTACTTCAAGTAATTTAATTATTCCTTTATCTAAAGCTTTTTTAATTGGATTAATCTCATTTTCAGATACTGAATATTTTCCATATAATAATTGGTCTGTTTTTGTTTGTGCATCAATTATAAAAAATGTTGTAAGACCGATTGCTTTTTCTAATCCTTTTGCATACGTTAGATTTATATCTAAATTTCCACCAAACATACCTTTTCCTAGATTTGCTATTCTAGGATTATTTATAGTATCCATTTTAGCTTTAATAGTAGGATCTAATTTAGCGGTCACATTTGTAGGCGCACTAATTTTTGTATTTGGAGTTATTCGATCTGGCATTGTTATTTTGTAAAAGTATTTTTAGACAAAATAGAATCCGCAACTAATCTATTTTTTAAAGTATCAGCAGCATTATATAATAGTTTACCTGCTCCAGCTATACTTTGCATAGTAGCTCCCAAAGTAGCATTTTCAGAAGATGCCTTTTTTAATTCTGCACCTGCCTGCATAATAGAATCTAATAAAGATTTTAATTCTTGAGTTAGTGTTCTTCCTAATACAACAGGTTCTCCTAATGTTTTTGCTTCATGCCCTAATTCTATATTAGGAGAATCTATTTTAACCCCTTCTAATGCATCAAGATTTATAGTTTTTGTAGAAGATAATGAAACGGCTTGTTTACCAAATAAAAATATAGCATCAGTTTTAGAATGCAGCGTTACTCTATCTGATGATATTATAATTTGATTACCTTTATATGGAAATTCTGGTTTAAACATTATTTATTAGCGTTTTCATCTTGGAATTGTGCAGAAACTATTTCGTCTGATATAGGTGGTTTTACTAATTCTATAGGAGTTTGTATTATAGCACCCGTACTTGTTCTAAAAGATGCAAGAGGAAATAAAGTTAAGTCTTCTATATTTATTTCTTGTCCTGCTGTTAAATATATTGACGATTTATCTTTATTTATATCCTCTACTATTGGATCAAATTTACTTAAAGTTTTATTTTGTCCTTGACCATTAACAATAATAGTTATAGGATCACCATTATTTCCAGAATTAGACCAATTATTACTTTTTTTCATTACTGGAACTGTACTACCAAATCTTATTGATTGTCCAAATCTAGATTCTAGTATTGTATCTCCTTCAAAAGGTTGTAAATTTCTTACGTTGTCTTTTTCTTGTAAAGTATATCCTAAAGGTAATTTAGGTCCTTTAACAGCCGATCCTTGATAGTTAGGTTGATTAGAAAATTTATTCAAAAATTTAGCATATTCGGACATATTAGGAAAAGCAGAGTGATTAACATGATTCCAAATATCATAGGGAGGAAAATAAAAAAACTTTTGTCTAGAAAAATTATCGTTTAATCCATCAGTAGGTCCGGCTACTATTAATACTATTTCATTTACTGCCGGATATTGCTTTATAAAACTAAATATAGGCCAAGCTGGTTCTGATACTTCATTTGATTTGGAAGTAGATAAACTTGAATATAATATTTCGTATTTTATTTTACCTATATCACTAGGATTTTTATAATCAGGAGTAGGAAGAGTG